GCCAGGTAGTGTAGTAATCTCAGTTCCTCTACCACCTTCTCTACGAGGTAACCAAAAATCTTCCAACATAGACATATGGTTTCTATCATCTCTGATTTCACCAGTTCTCGCATCGTATACTAGTTTGTTACGATAACGATTCATCACATCTTTAAGATATGATTCTGCCTTCATCTTTGGAAGGTTACCCACATCAATGTAGAAAATTCTTCTTTCTGGGGCTCTTGAAATTCGGTAAATAACCAATGCGTCTTCAATCATACGCAATTGGTTTACTGGTTTAATTGCTTTGTTTAGATATGAAAGGACAGTCCCTTTGTGCATATCCACCAAACCAGATGGACAATATGTAATCGAATCGGCAGTAATCTTTACACCACTGTTAGTTCCAACTCCAGATTCATATCCGTTTTGATTAAATAGATAAAAGTCCTCAACCTTGCCAACGATGTCTAGACCAGTTTTAGGGTCAACACCTTTCTCGGCTTCACGAACCTTTTTAATTTTACGAGGGTCAATATATCGAACCTCTTTCATACCCTTGCGAGGATGTTTAGGGTCGATAATCTTATGGTAGTAAATTCTACCGTCTACATACCACCTTCTAAAAATATCGTGTCCCTTTTGGTTGAAGTCAAGAAGTCTAAGAACTTCATTGAATTCTTCACGAATCTTTTGTTTAATTTTAGGTGATACATCCAATCTGTCCAGAGAAACAGAAACCGATTGGTCTCTTTCATCTGAAACGATTGCTTCATTAACAATATCTTCAATCGCACTATCACATTCTGCTTGTTGTGCAATGTCTCGATATCTACGAATTAGGTCAAGCTCATTACGGTCACGACCATCCATATCCAAGACAGAGGCATAATGGCCCCCACCAGATACTACATCAAGTGTTCCGTCATCAGTAGAGGGAGCAGTAAACGAGTTACTGCCCCCATCTTTAGTCGCTCTTGTAATTCTGAAACCGAAAAGTTCAGCCATACTATAAGTCTCCTAAGTTTTACCCTACTATTTAGTAGGTTTGTAAAACTAGATTATACCGCACTTGGGGAGAATGAAGTGTATCTCCAAGTGACATCAAAGGTTTCGATTTCGTTTGCAGTATCGTAAGACAAGTCGATTTGTGTTACACCAGTTGGCCAACAGTTCTTCAATGTATAAGATTTCAGAATGTTGTCATCTCTGTCTAGTTGCTCAACTGTAATGTCAGCAGTATAATCTGAGACATTAGTTAATCCAGTGTTTGCATCTAAATCATTGATTCCATTCAACCATCTTTCCATTGCATTTCGAATCATGAAGTCTGTATCGTTAATAACGGTAGTTGTCCATGTTTCGAATTCTCTGTCACCAGCCAAGTAGAGGTTACGACCTCTAAAAGGCACTGCGATTTCACCGATTGTTTGCCCTGGCAATGAAGTTGCTTTAACCAAGAATGACGCACGATTAATATCCAATCCAGTAGTAATTGCTGGAGGAGTTGTAATAATCACACGATATTGGTTTGCTCTTGCACCACCACCGATAAGGTTACTCTTAAATTCATCAATACTAGCCATTTTCTATCTCCTTATCCACCAATCTCACTGAACGCAACACCTGTGCGAACTGCGATAAAGTTAAGTGTAATGAAGTTGATTGAACGAGCAGGTTTGATGTAGATGTCTGCAACAAACTCATTTCTATCAATTACTTCACCAGTATTATTGGTCTCATCTGCAACAACAGAGAAGTCTGTAATACCTCTACGACCTTGAACATCTCTAAGGAAAGGTTCAACTAGGTTTCTGAACTGAGCACGAGTGAACTCATCGTTGAATTCAAACAACTGATATTTCGCAGCAGTTGAAATTGCTTTCTCAAGAACAATGAACAATCTACGAACATTGATTCTGTCGAATGCAGAAGGACGAGAAAGAGCAGTCTTATCACCAAACAGAACTGTTCCTTGGCCTGGGAATGTGCAGACAGGATTAATTCTCTTAGGATAGATAATATCTCTTTGTGCTTTAGTTGGGTTGTATGCAAGTTTAACTGCACCACGAATCTGACCTCTGTTGTAACCAGCAGGTGAGAACCAAGGGTCAGCAACATTATCAGTGTTTGCAGCAAGACCAGCAATGTCACCATTCAATGGGACATAACGGTATACATCGTTGTATTTGTCATACATGTATTTGTAACCAGAGTCAAATACTGCGTAAGACGAACTTGCAAGTTGGTCAAAGAAACCAGTAACATTAGTTGTCTGTGCAGCTGAAGTAGTAACACCAACAACATCTTCTCTACGAGGAGAGATGAATGCAACACAGTCTTTGCGAAGTTCACAAAGGTCAATCATGTTAGTTGCGTGTGTAACACCATCAGTTCCAGCAGGACATGTTCCAGCCATTACTAGGTTAATATCTACAGTGTCAACATCTCCGAACAAGTCGTATGCAAGGTCTAGTTCACCGATAGTTGGGTTATCATCTGTTCCACCAGAAAGTGTATCATTGATAACACCATTACGAGTGAATGTAGAACCAGCAACTGGGTCTGTTCCAGCCTCAGACAATGCAGTAGGATAATCCATCCAACGAACATACTGAGAACCATTTACAACATTTGAGTAAAGGTTAGTTCCACCACCTGCTTTCTTAGCAGATGCAGCCTGTGATACGAATGCGAATGTTTCTAGAACTGCAAGAGTTCTCTGTCCAGCAATGTCGTAATCGTAACCAGTGATACCACCAGTTTTGTCGTATACAACAATGTGCATTTCGTCAGCAGTCAGATTCTTAGAAGCAGCCCAAGTTGAGGTGCCTGGAGCAGCATCAAACAAATCATAGAATGCCCATCTTCTGCGAATTGCAGTATCGTCTGCGATAATTGATTTTACACCACCACCATTCACATTGTCAAGTTGACGAATGGTTAGGTCATTAACTGCAATTGCAGTAACTTCATATTGTGAACCGTCAGCCTCTTGCAAGTAAATAATGTCACCAACATTAAATTCAGTTCCATCGTCTACAGTTACAGTTGTATCACCAACTGCAAGAGCTCCATCAGTCAATGAAGTTGTAGTCTCTTCATATGCATCTGCACTTGAACAGATAGAAACTGCGAGTGCGTTACCATATGTGCCTGGGTATTTTGCAGCCCAGTGACCAACAGAACCCGAACCATCTGCATAGTTGTCGATGTAATCTTGGTCGTTTTTAATTTTCAGTCCGGCTGCGTTTGCAGTTGCGTTTACAGCAGCTGTATCAGCACGAACCACTCTCAGTGCATTACCGTATTGTAGGAAGTTTGCAGCAGTGAACCAAGTCTCAAAGTTATTTGAGTTTGGTTTACCGAAGTAACTAACAAGTTCTTGCTCAGAACCTACAGGAACGATTTCATCTACTGGGCCTTGTGAAAATCCAGCAGCAATCGCACCAATAGATGTTGCAACAGCAGGAACGACATTAGTTAAATCCACCTCTTTTACGAGAACGCCTGGGGATACTTGAAATGCCATCTCTATTTCTCCTTTATGGAATTATATAATCTAAGTTTCCTCAAATTTACACTATTATTTATAAAAAGATTGTTCTCAAGACAACTTTTTATAGGTTAGGCTGCACATAAATAACTATATGTCGGAGTTCTATCAGAAATACAAAGATACTATAAAGAAAGTATCCCAAAGAAACTACAGAAAACGCAAGATATGGGTTAATGAATATCTTGGTGATAAAGTCTGTGGTTACTGTGGTGAATCTGAAACAGCCTGTCTCCAGTTCTATCCTCACGAGAAGGAAATCCGTAAACGCACTAAAAGAAAAGGATTAAATGAAGAATCTAGACAAGAAGTCAAGGATTTAATCAAAGAATCTAAAGTCGTTTGTGCGAATTGTTATCTAAAATTAGAAAACGATATTATTGATATTATGTAGGTATTTGAAGTTTTCTACCACTCAGAGTCGTAGGAACGAACTACTGGTGACCATCTCTGTCCATATTCATCAATA